TTGCTTCAAAATACCACAATTAACACTGTTGCTATTACTACAGTAACTACAATTTCTGTAACAGCTTCTACATTCGCTAGTTTGCCTGTTAACTTTGTAACTGCAAACGTTAAAGTCGGTCAAATTATCAAAACTTCTGGTTTTGCAAATGCTGCAAATAATGGGTATTTCCGAGTAACTGGGGTTGCAACTGGTGCAATTACTGTTGATGCAACACTAACAGTTGAAGCAACTGGTGCATCGGTAACCATTAAAACAGTTTCTCGAGCGAATGGCACGAATACTCCATCTAGCTATTCATTTTGTAAGCGTGTTCAAGGTATTACAACTCCTGTTTTCTTCTATTATACTGGATGCCAAATTTCTCAATTGGTTCTAAACTACGCTCTCGGTGCGATTCTCGGTGGGAGTTTTGGTCTTAAAGGTCTTGTCGAAACAGCAACAGTAACCGGTATAGCTGGTCAATCTTTTGTTGCTATTCCTGCTTATACAATAATGAATGCTGCGACTTCTGTTAAACTCGCTAAAATTTACGCTGCTGGTCTAACTGGAACCGCTAAATTTGAATCAGCGTCTATTACAATCAATAATAACATTACTCCTGCTAAACAAGTTGGAGTTTTGGGAGCTACTGATCTAGCTAGTTATACACTTGATATTACTGGAGATATTCGAATTTATTTTGAGGAAGTAGCTCAATACAATCTCTTCTTGAATTCGACTTCTTTTGCTTTGGTTCTTGTAGCTGAAGATTCAACTCCAAATGCTTTTGCAATTCACCTTCCTCGTTGCAAATTTACTGCTCTTGAGCCACCAATTGATGGGAAAGATAATTTCCTTATGTTGAATGGTTCATTTCGTGCTTTGTATGATACGGCTTCAGCTTGTCAAGTTATGTTCAATCACATATAATAATTAAGGATTAATAATGAATACCCTGCGAATTACTCCAGTTGATGAAGAAGCGGTAAACAACGGATCTTGGACTACTTATAGGGGCGTGAAACTTAAAATTGCACGCAGCACTAATCAGAAATTCAAGACTGTTTTTATGCGACTTTCGAAACCCTATCAAAGACGTCTTGCTACTGATATGACTACCACCAGTGATGAAGATAGTTTAAGAGAGATTCTCTGTAAAGCTCTTGCAAATGCTATCCTCATCGATTGGGGGAATTTTGTTATCGATGGAAAAGAAATTCCTTATACTGAAGATAATGGCTTCTCGCTTTTGATGAATGATGAAGATTGTCGACAATTCGTATCTGAATATTCTCAAAACCTTGAAAATTTTATCAAGGAAGAAGAGGACGCTAGTACGGGAAAGTTGTAGAAGCTCTGGAATGGTGGATGGAGTATGGGTCTGACGTTGCGTTCTTCGAAGAGTTAAGAAAGGACGGGACCCTTACTCCATTAGATGATCTACCAGAGTTAGATTTAATGGGAGAATGGTTTCTAACTACTTTTTCTCGTCTAAGCGCTACAAGAACAACTGGATATTCTGCTAATCCTATATCTTTCGTGGAGATTAAACAGTATTTTGATTTATTTCCATCTCCTTATGATATCGAATTTACTCTTAATACTATTCAACGTCTTGATTCTATTTTCCTAGATTTTACTAGGAAAAGAATGGAACAGCAACAGAAGGCAAAGAAATAGTACTATGACAACAGTCAATACAAAGATTACAGTTGATAATACTGATGCTGCTCGTGCTATTGCTGATACTGAAGCCGATCTAAGACGTTTTGCTGGAACCGCAACTAAAGCTGGTAATGACGTTTCTAGAGGTTTTGGAACTCGTGTTCAAGAAGAATTATCAAAAACCCGCAAAGCTTTTCGAGATACTCGTATTGTTTTAGGTGAATTGTTTGCTGGATTTGGTGCTGTAAAAATTCTTAGTCAAATATTTGAAATAAACAATTCAATTATATCTGCTAGAAATGGTTTGATGGCTTTCACCGGATCAATGAAACAAAGTGATGATGAACTTGAACAAGTAGGAAGACTATCTCAAAAACTTGGTTTGTCTTTTGCAACTCTTGCTGAACAGTGGAATAAACTTCGGGGTGCAGCAGGACAAACAACTCTTAGTACTAGAGAATTATGGACTGTATTTACTCAGGTATCTGAAACTGCTCGAGTATTGAACCTTGATGCAATGAGAACTGAAGGAGCTTTTAGAGCTCTTACGCAGATGTTGTCAAAAGCTAAGGTTCAAGCAGAAGAACTTCGAGGTCAATTATCTGAACACATTCCTGGTGCATTTGCAATTGCTGCAAAAGCCATGGGTATCACTACCAGAGAACTTGACAAGATGGTTTCAACTGGTAGAGTTTTTGCAGATGATTTTATTCCTAAGTTGGCTAAAGGATTAGAAGAAACTTTTGGAGCTTCTCTTCCTGGAGCTATTAAAACATCTCAATCTGAATTAACTCGGTTACAGAACGATTTTACTTTGTTCATAAAAGATAATAATGATGCATTCGACAAATCTTTCCTTGCAGTATTTACTGCTGGTCGAATTTTCATTAGAATATGGGATATAGTTCTTCACGCTTATACTCTTGGACTTTCTACTATTCTTGGACTTTTTACTACTTTTGGTTCTATTGTTGCAGAAATGTGGATAGCTCTTGGAGAATCCGCAGCAAACGGTTTTGTAGATACTTTTGTAAATTCTCTTTCAAGAGGATTTGCTGATTTAGCAGGAAAAGCAGATTCTGCTGGCATGAAAGAAATTGCTCAGATGTTCACTAATTTTGCTGATGCAACAAAAGTAGATATTCCATTTGAAGAAGGATCTTTTTCTAAGTGGTTAAAAGAATCAAAGGAAAAAATAGATACATGGACTGGATCTGTTGAAATATCCGCTGGAAATCTTAAAGATGCATTCAACAAATTAACTCCAGTATTAAAAAGTATAGATGAAAGTGTGTTTAGTACTACTCACACAATTGAACCTCTTAAACTAACCCCTGCCCAAGACAAATTAATCGAACAGATAAAAACCTATGCTGGCGGTCTTGAAAAAGTTATTTCTGAATACAACAAATTAAAAGGACGAGTTGAGAACGAACTTACTCAATTTCCTGAAATACAAGCTAATGTTCTTGATATACTCAGAACAAAGTATATTAACGATATACATAATTTTGTTCAAGCTCAGCTCAAGAAAAAAGAAGCATTTTATAAAATGATGGGAGACATGGAAGCAGCTCTAAGAGCTTCCCTAGCTATTCAAGAAGGAGATATAGATCAAGCTGTACGCGATAATTTCATATCTCCAGAAGCAGCAAAAGTAGCTAAAGAAAGACTCGCTAATATTTTTGAAATTGATAAATTTCTTAATGTCAATAAACTATCAGCCGGATTTAACGATGTATCTAAGGCAATAGAAGATTTTGCCAGCAGATCTAAGGACGCTTTAGAACAAGGTTTAACTGGTCAAGGACTAGATAGATTCAATGAACTGAATAAAAAGAAATATCTTGAAGATCTCCAAAATTTTCAATCTGCAACTGCCTCTAAGCTTCAAACTTTTTATGAATCTGCTGGACAGATGAGTAATGCAGTTAGAACTGGATTATATCAAGATATTTTGGATATTCAATCTCTTTTAAGAGATGGAATTATAACTGAAGATCAAGCAAATGTAGCTACTGAAAGACTTTCAAGAATTGCTACTATAGATGCGAGTAATTTCTTTAGAGGAATGCGAGCTGAACTATCATATCTAGGTGAAGATCTTGATGGTATCGGCGTTAAAATGCAAGAAGTATTCGGCGGAATGGCAGGTAAAGCAATTAACGATGTTGCTGATGCAATAGGTCAAGCCGTAGCTTATGGTCAAGATTTTAAAACAGCTATCAATGAAATTGGTAGATCGATTGTAGCAGATATTATAAGTGCTCTTGTCAAGATGGGCATTCAGATGGCATTGAATGCCATACTTGGTAAAACTTTAACTGCTTCAGCTACTGCAACAACTATTGCTGCCGCTACAGCAGCTAGTGCAGCATGGGCAACTCCTGCTTTTCTTGCGTCAGTTGCAACTTTAGGAACAGCTGATGCAACAGGAGCCGCAGCACTAGCTGCTGGTATTTCAGCTAATCTTGCAATTATTGCTGGAGTTCAAGCTGCAGCTACTGCTGTTGGAACTGCGGCAACTGGTAGAAAGTTTGGTGGTTTCGTTTCTAGGGGTAATCCATATCAAGTTGGTGAAGATGGAACTCCAGAAATGTTTAAAACCAGCGGTGGAAAACAATATTTTATTCCCCCAGATCAAGGCATAATAGCTCCTCTCAGACGAATGGATAATTCATCAGGAGGTGGAAGTGCTAATGTCGTTGTAAATATTATTGGTTCTAGCGAACAACCATCAGTGAATAGGAGAGATACTCCATCAGGAGTTGAATTGGATATTATATTTAATCAAATTGATAAACGAATAGCTAATGGATTGATGTCTGGATCTTCAGAAACATCAACTGCAATGGAACGAACTTTTGGTATTCAACGTAACAGAGGGAGACTATAATGGCGCTTTGGCCTTTACAGTTTCCTAGAACTCAAAGAATTGGATATGTTGGTTCGGCAGAAATGCCTATGCGTGATACTCAATTTCCGTCTTCTACTAAAAGACGTAAAACATTTGATGATCCATGGACTATAATCAAATTAAAAATGTTTATGGATGCAACTCAATTTTCATATTTTAATTCATGGTTAAGATATAAAGCAAAAGATGGTTCTGAAATTATTCAGAGAATGCCATTACTTGATGCAACTATGGTTATTACTCTAATGGATGGATTCATTCAACCTGGATCTATAAATTGGGAATTCAGAGAAACATCATATTTAGTTTCATTTGATTTTAGGATTCCAAACTTAACAATTCCTGCTGAATCTTCTTTGGATATATATACAGGAACTATTAGAATTGGTGTTAAAGCTCTTACACTAACACCACGCGGCATTACAAGGGTACCATAATGGCTTTTCCTAGTCTGTATAAAAATATTGCTGTATCTCCTCCATCTAGTGATTTTTTCATTGATACTCTTGAATTTCACCATTCGTCATTTGCTGCTCCTGAAAGATTAGTAAATCAACCTAAAGATTATGTGTTAACTCTTGAATCTACAGCTCTAATTAATCCTAATCAAGCAGTAATATTTACTGCTTGTCCTTTTGATCTTAGAAAACCCCAAAAAGGAGATCAAGGGCGTCAGGCTGTGGATATCCTGATTCCTAATGTTGATAGAAGACTTACTTCACAAATGGACCGCGCTAGAGGAAATGGAGGCGCGATTACTTGTTTTTGGCGTACTTATGCGAAATCTCAAATAACTTCGCCAATTATTAATCCGCCTCCTAAATTTCAAATAAAATCAGGAAATATTACAGTATTTGAAATTAGACTAACAGCTACATTCTTTGAATTTTTTAATGATAAATTTCCTGGTTTCTTATATAGTAATGCATTTGCTCCAGGGTTACAAAGATGAATTGGGCAGAAAATTACGTTGGAACTTCTCAAAAAGATTGCTGGCAATTTATTAGAGAAGTGTATGAAAAAGAATTATCAATAGAACTTCCAGAATTTTCTGGGATTATGATTGATAATATAAGAGAAATAACTCGCACAATGGAAATACAATCTAAAAATAATATGTGGACCAGAGTGTCTACCCCCATAGATTTAAATGTTGTAGCTTTGTCAAAAGGTTCTTTTATACACCATGTTGGAATATATACAGAACTTGATCAAGGTAAAATTTTACATGCATTTCAAGGAGCTTTAGTAGCAGCTCATGATGAAGTTCAACTTAAAAAACAAGGTTTTAAAAGGATAGAATATTATGAGCTCTGCTCAATTAATAGTAATATGTAATCCTTTTGAACCAGAACTTCATACTTTTGAAATAGATCCTGGTAAAACAATTCGAGAATATATTGGGGATGTACTTCCACAATTACTTTTCTTGAATAGAGAAGAACTTTCTGATCTTGATTATGTCATTCAAGATGGCGATATTTTTTCTACATTCCTTGAACCTGGATATATTGCTCCATGGATCCTTTGGGCAATGGCTATCGTTGCTGTTGCTATTTCTATTTATACTCTTACACAACTTCCTGGAACTCCTTCTGATACTGGACAATCTAACACTTATAATCTTAGAGCTCAATCTAACTTTGCTCAAATAGGTAATCCTGTTCCAGTTCAATATGGAAAAATGCAGAGTTATCCAGATCTTCTTGCTAAACCTTGGTTTGAATATGCTAGTAATGTACAATATCTGCACCAACTTTTTTGTATAGGGTTGGGAGAATATAATGTTACTAATTTACGTATTTCTGACACTCCAATAGCTGGTTTCGAAGAAGTAAGTTCTGAAATTTTATACCAAGGACCTATTACCTTATTTCCATCAAATATAGAGGTTTCTATAGAAGTAGCCAATAATTACATGACTACTACTAATGTAGGTCCTTTTACAGCTAATGCTACACTAACAAAAA